CGCCGGCTGTAGCTGACGCCACGTTGTGCAGCTTGACATAGCGCCACGATGCCGTCGTGTTGCTCAGGCACCAGCCGTACACCCGGCCCGCGGTTGCCTTGATCTGCGCCACGTTGGTAGAACCCGCCGCGACGATGTGGTGGCCGGTCATCGCGCCGGTTGCGTTGGCACGAACCTGCATGCCCACGTCGCCGACCAAGTTGGTGCCGGCCGCCAGTGAGCCCGTGCCGATGTTGGCCGTAACCGTGCCGGTTACCGTTGCCGTGCCGCCCATGAGCTGCACGGGCGTGGCGTTCGTTGCGGCCGGGTCGGCGCCGCTGATTCGCACCTTGTTGCGCGGCTGGTCTTCCACCGACAGGAAGCCGATGGTGGCCGTGGTCGTGCTGGCCGGCGCCGTGCTGCCGTTCTGGATCACCAGGAACAGGTACAGGCTGACATCCTCGTCGGGGATGTACGTGATTCGGCTGGCGCGCGGCGTCCACTGGAAGCCTGTGTTGCTGGCCGCCAGCGCGTCGGCGTAGCCCATGGACATGACATCGGTGCCGATCTGCCCGATGTGGCCCGGCGATGCGGTGGTGTTGATCGTCGCCGTGGTGTTGCCGCTGGCCCAGCCGCGGCGCTGCGCGTCGATCAGCGCGTTGGTGGCCGTGGTGCCGAATGCCCACGCTCGACAGCACCGCCAGGCGCAGGGACTGGCCGACGTTGGCAGCCGTGAATGGGTTGGTCGCCGGGAAGGTGACCGTGACGCTCGTTGCGCTGTTGATCGTGTAGCTCAGACCCTCACCAACGAGGTCCGCCAGCTCGACGCGTAAGGTCTGGTTTGCGATCCGCTGCGAGAGGATGAGCTGATAGCGGGCCAGCATCGCGCCGCGGAACGTGTCCACCGAGCGGAAGACGGTCTCCGCGTTTGCAGTGGTGCCGGTCGTGACGACGAGGTTTCCGCCCGATTGGCTCACGGCCATGCCGGCGCCGGTCTTCAGCAGCGACAGCTCGGCAGCAGCAGAGCCCTGTAAGCCCGAGCCGACTTCAGCGAAGCCCACGCGCCAGAAGAAGGGGCTCACCTGGGTCACGGGCACCGCGCCATTGCTCTGCGCCGGCTGCTTGCTGTTCATCGACTGCACGGCATCGCGCACAGCGGTAAGCAGCAGGTTGGCCGCCGCCAGCGTGGCATCGTCGGCCGCCTTGAACGGCGCACCCGTGCCGGGGTTTCGCTGCGATGTTGTCTGCCACGTGGGCTGCTCCTGTTGTCGGGGTCGGTCAGGTCACCGGGGCGTCTTCGCGCCTTCGACCGTATGCGTGCGGCTCACGTCGCCGGCGTCGTTGTATTCGACGATGGTCGTGCTGGTGCGCGGCGGCATGTCGAGCGTGACGTTCACGTCAGGCAGCTGGGCCTCGACGGTGACGACAGGCGCGGCGACCTGCACCGTCACGTCGGTCGGCTGCACGTTGTTCGTGACGGCTACGTTCGGCGCCTCGACGGTGATGCGCGGGGCCTCGACCGTCACGTTCGGCGCGGCCACCTGGATCGTCGGCGCGGCCGGCGCGGCTTCCACGCGCAGCGACAGCTCGACGGTGCGGCCCTCGGCGAGGTACTGGCGGGCAAGTCGCATGGTCTGGTCGGCCTCGGGGTTCGGCGAGATGGTGCGCGGCTCGTCGGCGTTGGTGGTGACGCCGCGGACGGCCCTGGCCATGCGCTGCAGCAGGCCGCCGCCGTCGTTGGCTGCGGGCTGCGCTGCGGGGCGCTGCTGCGGGGGCTCGTCGCGCGCCGGCAGCGGGTCGGAGTCGTCGTCGGCCGGGTCGCCCTCGCCCGGCATGTCTTCGAGCTCGGCCTCCTTTTCGTACCCCAGCACCTTGCGGATCTCGTTCTCGCTGAAGGGGGCATTGCGCCCGGCGGCGACCATGTCCTTGTTGATCGCGGCCATCTTGCCGCCCTGGTCGGCCTTCGCGTCGTCGCCCATCGCGTCGAGCGGCGCCCACTCGACCTCGAAGTCCGAGGCCTCGACGATGCCGCAGGCCTGCAACCGGCGGATGACGGCCGTCACCGCACCGGTAAGCAGGTTGCGCTGCCGCGACTTGCACCGCGCGTTGTCGGCGGCCTTGTCCTCGTCGCTGGCAAGGCGGCCGGTCTGCTGGCCGAACAGGATGGTGAACGGGATGCCGACGGCCGCCGCGAAGGTGTTCGCCGCGATCTCCCAGGCGCCGCGGGGGTCGTGCATCGTGGTCTGCAGCGTGTCCACGGTCACGCCCTGCCCCACGATGGCGCTGTCGACGTTGCTGTTCAGCCGGTCGACGCGGTCATTGATCGTGGCGCGCACGTCGTCGGACGTGACGGCCGCGCCGGGGGTGCTCGGCTGCACCAGCTTCGTCGGGTCGGCGTCCTTGTCGAAGACGAACCGCAGCGTGCGCGCGCTGTTCTTCAGGTAGCTCTCGGCCGCGCCGCCGCTGACCTTCTCCAGGTCGACCAGGGCATTGAACCCGGGCTGCAGCAGCGGGATGCCGTCGAAGAAATCATCGCCGACGGCGCCCTCGGCCAGGATCAGGATGCGGCTCGGGTGCACGTCGACCCACTGCTCGGGCTTGCCCTGCGTGTCCTGGCGGTCGCTGGTGCGCATGCGGTACTGCCACATGGTCGGCTGGCCGAAGGTCTCGCTCGCGCTGTCGCTGTCCCACGCCGTCACCTTGAGCTGGTGCTCGTACACCGGCACCAGGTCGACCAGCCGCGACGCGCGCATCAGCGGCTCGCGCAGCTGCTTCCCGTCGGCCACCCGCAGGATGAGCCCGGCGTAGCGGCCGACCATGTTGCGCCGGTCCCAGTCCTGCAGCTTAGGCCAGGCGCTGACCTTCTCGAGGATGCCCTGCAGCCGGGTCTCCCAGGTCGATTCGTCGTCGCTGGCCTTCAGCTTGACGCGCGGCCATTCCTGCCAGCAGCGGTCTAGCACGTGGTGCACGGCGCGGAAGGCCGGGCCGCCGCGCAGGTAGGCCTGCAGCAGCTTCTCCGGGCTCAGCGTCTCGGGATACCCGAACTGGTCCCAGGCCCGCGGGCGCTTGGCGTCGAGCGAGCCGTACAGCAGCGATTCGCGCGACCGCACGAGCGCGCGCAGGTCGTCGGCGTTGATGGTGAGCTCGGGCATAGGGGGCCGATGCTAGGAACGGGGGCGCCTAGAACACCATCGACTTGGCCTCGGGCAGCAGCAGGGCGTTGTAAGCCCGCGCCGCCCCGTCGACCTGGTCGTCGTACTTACCGTTCGGGAAAAGGCGCAGCTCCTCCTTAAACGGGTCATTCCAGGCGCCCTTCAGCAGCAGCACGTTCCCGACGTTGACCTGGCTCGCCAGCGGCGTGGCCCGCACGACCTTGTCGCCGCTCTCCAGGCTGAAGTGCAGCGTGTGCCCGGCGAGCTTCTTCGCCAGCTCGGCGACCTGGCTCTTACCGGCCTGCCCGGGGTCTTGCGGCAGGCTCTGGCGCAGGCCCTTGCCGTCGCTGTCGGCCGTGGCCACCAGCAGTTGGTCGCGCGGCGCCGGCTCGAGCTGCTCGCGCACTACCCCGGCGATGATGATGCGGCCGTCGCGCAGCTCGCCCACCTTGACGCCGGCCGTGAAGTCGCCGCCGGACGAGGCGCCCAGATCCCAGCCGCGGCACCAGCGCACGGCCTGGCCGCCGGGGATCGCGTCGACGACCGTCATCAGGTCGGGCTTGAACGTGCCGCCCTCCGGCGGGGCCGGCGCCTGGCGGTACTGGCCGGCGAAGACGTAGGGCGCCGCCTTCTCCATGCGCCGCAGGTCGTCGGCGTTGTGCTTCTCGGGCCACAGCGGCGTGCCGTCGTCATTCCAGGCCGACAGGCAGAGGTGTTCCCAGACCTCGCCGTTCCCGCCCGGCACTGGCGGGCCCCTGCCGTCCTTGCCGCGGTCGCCCAGCAGCCAGCCGGCGAGATCCTTCTCGTGCAGCCGCTGCATGATGACGATGATCGGCGTCTCGGGGCTGTTCTTCCGGCTCTCCAGTGTGGTCTGGAACCAGTCGATCACGCCCTGGCGTATCTTGTCCGAGCTGGCCTCGTCGGCCTTGTGCGGGTCGTCGACGATGATCGCGCCGCCGAACCCGGGGCGGTGCTTGCCGGCGCCGAAGCCGGTGATCGTGCCGCCGGCACCGGTCGCGTACATCACCCCGCCGGCCGTGGTCTGCCAGTGCGCCTTCGCGTCCGTGGCCAGCCGGGTGTCGAAGATGTTGCGGTACTCGTCGTGCTCGACAAGCGCGCGGGCGCCCTCGCTGTTGTTGCCGGCGAGCTGGCCGCTGTAGCTGGCGTGGATGAACTCGGCGTCGGGTACCTTGCCCAGCGTCCAGGCCACGAAGTTGACGACCGCGAGTTCGGTCTTCGAGTAGTGCCGGAACATCCAGCGCGCGAAGGTGTAGAGATCGCCCTTCGCCCGGCGCCGCTCTCGCTCGAGCAGCAGCGCCAGCTTCTCACGATTTGATGCCATGCGCGGCCAGCGCGTCGGCCAGCTCCTGGTCGGTCAGGTCGCGGGTCTGCCGCGTCTCGATGGGTCCGCCGCCGCGGCCGGTGAGCTCGACCTTCGTCGGGTAGAAGCCGGCGGCCTTGCCGCGGTTCTCCTCGGCCTTCACCGCCGACGTGAACTCGCCGGCCTTCTCGGCGGCCACCGACAGGGCATGCAGCCGCGCCAGGTGCGTGCCCAGCGTGAACACCGAGGCGTCGGCCGCCTTCGCCTGCAGGTATGCGACCCGCGCCTTCATGTCCTCCCGCGCCGCCAGCATGCAGGCCTTGACGTGCACGCTGGCGGCCTTCCACTCGGCCGCGTGCGGGTACACCTCGATGTAGGCGTCGGTCTTGGTGCGGCCTGACGCCACCTCCTGCGCGAACAGCTCATGCCGCGGCATGCGCAGCGGCTTCGCCCCGGGCTGCTGGCCGGGCTCTGCGGCCTGGGCCGGTGCGTCGTCGTCTTCAGTCATCGGTTCCCTCTCCGTCCCATGCCCGCACCTTCTTGCCTCGCGTCTTCGCCTTCGCCGACGGCTTCGGCGGTCGCTGCTTCGCCCTGCGGCGCTGCTCGCGTTCCTGCCACTCGGCCGTGTCCTCCGGCCGCTGCCGGATAACCCGCAGCGTGCCGTCGGCGTAGCTGCGCTCGACACGGTACGGAGCCGGCTCGAACTGCTCTGCCGCGCCGAACCGGCCGCGCTTCAGGCTCTGAACGGTCGCGGCCAGGCCGAAGATGCTCGACACGGCCACGGTGTGCACCGGAGGCGCGTCTGCCGCGCTGACGATCCGGCGCACCGGCAGGGCCTCGGGGTCGGGCAGGTCGTCGCGCTCCAGAGCCCGCAGCGGCGCCCGGATCGGCACTTGCAGCAGGCAAGCGAGCACCTGCACGGCCACCCGCCAGGGCCTGACCGGCTTCGGCGGGGGTGAAGCGGGCGGCGCCGTCGGGATCGGCAGGTCGGTGAACAGCAGCATCTGGCGGTCTGTGCGGGTCATCCGGTGGGGGTTGATCGGGCCGCGGCGCGGCGCTTCTGCTCGGCGTCCCACCAGCGCGCGAACTCCACCCGCACGCGGTCGGCCATGGACTTGTCGGCGCGCTCCAGGGTGGCGAGGTACTCGCGCCGGGCGTCTGCGCCGCGGGTGCGCTGCAGGTTCGCTACGTGGCGGTTGCACTCGGGCTGGGCGGCTTCCCATCTGGCGAGGCAGTGCCGGCGCCACTCGTCGGAAGCGGTGTCGACCTCGCGGCCGTCGGGTAGGCGGGCGGCGGGCATCAGGCGGCCTCCAGTGCGTCGCCGCGTTGGTAGGCATCCCACATGCGCAGGTTCGCCAGCCGCGCGATGTCCATGACCTGCGCCGGCTGCAGGCGCCCGGCGTCGCGGTTCGGCGTGGCGCGGCGCGCGCAGTGCACGGCGACCGGCGTCGAGCTGCCGCGCTGCTCGCTCACCAGCAGCAGGCCACTGGCCGGCGACGGCATGAACTCGAACAGCGCGTCGTCCCACAGGTCGCGCGGCATGACGACGTAGTGCTTCCAGACCTTCGGCGGCCAGTCGCGGTGCTGAGGCGCCGGCCTGGGCTCGTTCCACGCCCACGGCGCCGTGCGCCACCACTTGTCCTTCCGCGCGTCGGCCTTGAAGTCGGCGCGGCTGATCTTGACCTCGACGTCGATGATGCGCAGGTCGGTCGTCACGGCCAGCACGTCGCACTCGTGGCCCGTCCAGTTGCAGCGGTCGACCAGCACGACGCACTTGCGCGCCAGCGTCTGCAGCGCGATGGCGCGCGCGATCTTGCCCTCGCTCCACTTCACGGCTCCACCCTCCGCACCCGCCAAGTAACCCCGGCCACCGTGAACGTCTCGCCCACGCGAGCCACGATCGGACCCGTCCGGCGGCCGTCGTAGACCATGCGGGCCTCGCGCCAGTTGCCGGAGCCGATCGGGACGCAGACGAGGGTCACGAGTGCACCCCCTGCCCCCACTTGGCCAGCAGCAGCGACTCGGCCCGGTTGTGATCCTTGACCCGCTTGAGCTCGGCGGCCAGCAGCGGGAACAGCCCGCGCGCGGTCTCGGCGCTGGCGGTCTTCGGCTTGCCGATCAGCCCGAAGTGCCGCTTCCAGGTCTGCGGCTGCACGACGCGCACGTCGAGCCGGGTGATGTCGGCCACGCCCTCGACGATTCCGCGGCTGCGCATCATGCTGCCCTGGCTGTGCATGGTGTTGCCGTGCTCGTCGCCGTTGCCGCCGGGCCGTGCTCGCACGTCCTCGAAGACGATCAGCGCGGCCTCGCCGATGGGGACGAACTCGCGAATCAGCAGCAGCAGGCCGCGGCCGTCGAGGCGCATCGGCTGCATCGTCGTGGCCTTGCCGGCGCGCGTCACCTTGCGGGGCTTGCCGTCGGCGATCAGCGGCAGGTCGCGCACAGAGGCGGTGCCGCGGCTGTCGACGGCGGCCACGGCGCCGGTCAGGCCGATGTCGATTCCGATGACGATCACAGCGGGAGTTCCTTCGGGGTGGAAAACGTCTCGGCGAAGCGCAGCCGGTCAAGCGCCAGCGCCAGCGCGACCCTGTTGCGGGCCTCGTGCCGGCGCTGCAGCTCGCGCACGTCGCGCTCGACCGTGTGGCGGTGCACGCCCATCGCCTCGGCCGTCTCGGCGTCCGTCATGGCGTCGAGCACGCACGCGGCCACGCCACTGCGGCGGGCTTCCAGGGCGGCGGATTGGGCGCTGTTCATGCCGGCACGTCCTCGGCGATGGCCGGGCCGATGCCGAGCTTCTGCTCGCAGCAGGCGAGCACCCACAGCTGGGCGCCGCCGAGCTGCTTCCCGCTGGCCTCGAGGTTCCGCAGCGCCTTCACGCGCTCGGCGGCCTGGTTGCGGCTGATCCCGCCAGCACTGCGCGCCAGGCGCTCCAGCACGGCCCGGCGCTCGGCAGGCGTTCGCGGCGGCGGCGCGTCGCTGTTCGCCTCGGCGCAGTAGGCCGCGAAGCACGGCCGGCACTGCGCGCCGAAGGTCGCCAGCTCGCTGTGCTCGGTCGGCTGGCGGCACTTGCTGCAGGCCGCGAAGCTGCCGAGGTAGTCGTCGGCCACGCGCTGGTCGCGGGAGCGGTAGGCGGTGCTCACTGCAGCAGCCCCGTCGCGGCCGTGCCCAGCAGCATGGCGTCCGCGTCCTGGCGGTGGACGACGGCCTTGTGGCCGGCGATGAACTGCCGCTGCAGGAACGGCAGCTGCGTGTCGTCGGCCCGGCGCAGGGCCAGCATGCCGCCCAGGCTGTCGAGCGCGGCCTTCGTCGGCTCGGGCAGCCGCAGGTATCCGGCGCCGCCGTTGCGGGCGCACTCCACGGCCTCGCCCCAGGCCAGCATGGCGCGCTGCGTCGAGTCGCCCTGCAGGTGGC